AAAGAATACAAGTAATCATACAAACAATATGACAAAAATCACATTTGGTAGCGCAGCTACCGTCGATGTCACTAAGAAACGTGGCAATCAAAAGACTGCCTCTCGCCGGGATGGCGTGAAGGACGTTGGCCTGGAATCCAACACCTTTACAACCTATGCTCCGGAGGTTAAGTTCGAAAACATCAAAGCTCAAGTAAATGTCGTCCGTGTCAAGGATGACGACCCCGATGGCAACGTCGGGGTCGCGAAAGGCGCGTTACTTGAGGGTGTCCCAATCTGCATGCCTACGAACACGGCAGCAGCAACAATGCAGGCTATGAAGAAGAGGTGCGATTATGCACCTCAGCTTGAGACAATGGAGAGTTTTCAGCTCGGCTATGCTGAGCTGATGACTAAGATCCCGGCCTTGGCCGAGATCCGAGTCGACCAGGAGCTCATTGAGAGCTACCTGGGCGACTGCAAGCCGTCGAAGGCTGAGCGCCTTCGCAATGCAATGTTGGAGGGGGTGTGGAAATTTGATGGGGACACAAAGCATGTTTTCGCCAAGCAGGAGGTTCTACTCAAAGAACACCGGGCCCAGCCGAGGGTTGTATATCAAGGAACAGATATGTACAACCTGTTGACCGGGTGCGTCGTCATGGAACTCACACGACGCATGAAAGCGGTTCACTCAATGGCGAACCCCCTAAACACAGGCAACAAGGTGTTGTTTGCCTGTGGGATGTCGGGGGAGGAATTGGGTGATATCGTTGATCAGGCCAAGGGGAATGCAGTAGAGTCTGACGCGAAGAACAACGACGGGAGCCAAAGTGCAGAGTTTCGGAAGCCCGAGGCTATGTACTATAGGAAGCTAGGTGCACCCATGTGGTTTGTGAAGGAATTCGCCAGGAATACGAGTGTGCGTGTCTGGACCCGCTATGGGGTCGCGGCCACAGTCAAGGGTGAGAGGTGGTCCGGCGAAGGGACCACCACCACCGGTAACTCTTTTATTCATATGGTGTTGATTCTTGCGTCTCTTTTGAAGGCGCAAGTTACCGAATCCACAAACGTGCATGGGGGGGACGACTATCTCGGCTTTGTTGAAGCCGATACTGAGGAATTTAAAGGAGCCATTGAGTCAGTGTACAAGGACGCTGGCATGGTTGCCGAGGTTGTTCCTCAGCCGAACAGGGATGTCGCTACTTTTTATAGAAAGCGATATCCCAGGACACATAAGAGTCGTCGTCCCGTTCCACAATTTGGGCGCGTACTTTCCAAGCTCAATCTCAGGGCTAACCGTAATACTGAGATTGGCGACAGAGAGTATATGGCTGGGAAATATCTCTCAGCCGCATACGAACATAGGTTCGTGCCTGAGATAAAGGACATCCTTCTCTCAACAAGCGAGAAACTGAGCGCAACGCCCCATATCGACTGGAAAGACACGAAAATCCGCGGTATGGGGCCTGAGGCTGTTGCAGAAACAGTCAGGAATAGTGATGCAATCCCGGATGAATCTCTCATCGGGTTCTTAGACACAGTTTATGGGATAACTATGTCAGATCTTCTCGACGTTTATTCCCGTGTTGCCCAGTCCTGTTTGGACTATTGCGACGGGTGGACGTACGTCGACTCGAAGACCCAGAGATCTAAGAACAAGAGAGGGAATTCTCGCTACCAGCCTACCTATGCTGGCGGCGCGATTGTGTCGGCACTCCTGGCCTGCGACACGTAATGAGAAGCATGACAGTTACCAGTCTTTTGTGTGAGTAGATTCTCACTCGAACACACAAACAACCGACAAG